AGGCTACCGAACTGACCTTCCCATAATAGCGAACTCATCTCAAGTTCGTCATCTTCGTCGTAACGTGCCTTCTCGCTAGCAAGTTTACGTGCCTTGTCAGTCAAGTATTGTTCAGTCAATGTCTGACGCAATTGCCCGACGATTGTTTCAGGCGCCATGTTGAGTGTACGAATTGCTGATGGATATAGACTGTTGATGTCAACAGCACCTACCCATTCATGTATGCCTTTCTTTGGCACAGCAACATAAGCACCTGCTGCTGCCATGTCGCCATCACTACTATTCTTTTTCTTATCAGGAACCATCATGCCGCGCTCATGTGCTTCGTTCATTACAGCCATTTCAATCATAGCCACAGAACCCATGACAGTTGGGAGCAATACAGTATTCTCATGCGCTAGCGCATTAGCAAGATCAAGGAACTTTAGTTTGTTGTGAATCTTGACAAGCAACATTGTATCTTGACGATTATACTGTACGAAGGTCTTGAAATCTTTGTTGTATAACTGATCAAGTGTACCTTCATATTGTGTTTTACGCTCACCAACTTCCATCTCGCCAATTGCGTCGAGCGAATAACTATGGCGACTCTCATAGTTGTACTTCTTATACAACTGTAGATAGTCCATGTGTACGCGACCAACAAGATCATATGTCGTTTCAGTTTTACCATAACGTTCATACTCTCTTGGCTTTGGAGTTTGACCGAGCAAACAAAACTTGCGTGTATCGTCTTTACTCATAACACGGGTCACGCGATTGACCATGTAGGGTATATCGTAACCTTCTGAGTTCCAGCCAGTCAAGATATCAGCATCTTTGATTAGTTCAAAGAATGTCTCAAACATTTCTATCTCTGATCTAAACAAGATTGTGTTTGGGAAATCACTCACCAACTCTTGAGCAGTCTCATCGCTCATGTGCTTGGGAGGGATAGCAAGTGTGACAAGTGTATCTTGCCAGTCCAAGTACATTGAGATAGCTGTGACCGGATTGAAAGGGTCGCTAGTGGGACTAAAACCCTTTTCAGGATCAAAATCTACCTCAATGTCAAAGAATACTGTATGGAGTTTTGGAGGCTCACAGCCTAAGTAGTTTTCACTCAAGCAGCGGAATATAGGATTTATATCCGATTCATACAGTTTCTTATTACTATGTATGCGTTTTTCTTTTTCAAACTCACTGCGTTTGCGTGTGCTAAAACGACTGACAGGCTCGCCATAAATACTGCGGTACTTACCTTTAGGGTCAGTATAATAGAAAGTATAGTTGGCAGGAAATTCATTGTATGTACGCTTGCCGTCAGGCTGGCGCTCTACAATGAATATCCTATCTTTATCCCTATCGTGTACGGCGTCAACGTAACTCATTAGAGAGTCTTACCAACTGTCTCCAAAATAGTATTGAGTTCTTCATTTTCTTTGTTAGTTTCGCCCAAACGTGATTTGTGTGCGACCTTGATGGCCTTCTTGAGTACGCTTGGCTTGATTTCAAGTTCTTCTGCGACAGCCTTGATAGTGTCGTTCAATCCGCCGTTGAGTGTTTCAACTTCATGCATTACAGCGAGGCCCTCGTTGATCAACTGTGTCAACTTGAGTTTTGCTTCGTTATTGAAAGTTCTTGTAGACATAAAATCTCCTATGTGAATAGTTATTATACATTATTAATATCAAAGGTCAAATACCTTACCGCCCTTTACTTTCTTTCTTCTGGAAAGCCTTTTCACTTTTCTCTTATCCTTACCCACTTTAAGCCTTTTTAAAAGATCCTTTAAATTATAGGATTGATGAAGATTGGTAGAAACTCCCGAATTAGGTCCTGAATGTTTTGGGATTATTGTGTATGCTTTTCCTGAACCTGCTGAATGAGACATATAATATCTATTCGGCATTAATTTGTTGTCGCCTAAATCATACCATTCATCAATTGCGTCAACTTTATCATTGGCATTGCTTAGTATAAAACTAAAATAAATCATTTGATTAGTTTGACATAATTCTTTAAATGCTTTTCTAAATTCGGTTGTAGAAAAATACGGGTGACTTGCTTTTACCCACTCAATAATTTTATCATTAATTTCTTTTTGGTATTGATCGCTGATCTTACCTATATCTTCGCGCATTTTTTCGGTAAGATAATCTACAGCCGTGTCCTTTAGTTTGTGTATCAAAAGTGTGCGCTCGTCAATCATCATACATTGCCTCCTAAAATAATTTCATTTGACTTTTTTTCAATGACTAATTTACAATCATACATCTCAAAAATTTCTGCGCCTACTTCTTCTGATATTCCATATTTGTTGCGTATCAACGTTGCGCACATAATTAAAAATTGTTGTAATACCTGTTTTTCAATATCTATATCTTTCTTTACTTTTTTTTCTATCTTCATGCCTTGCGACATGACTTCTAATCTATTCAACATCTGAAATTTTTTTGCTACGAAATCTGTTACATTCATGTTTCACCTTTGTTTGTTTCGTAGATAGTTAGTGTAGGTAGGTCAGTAAAAACTCTGTGGATAATACGATTATTACTGGTTGTGGGAACCTTTATAGACACTTACCATTTTTATGTTCTCTACCAAACCAAACATTAGTCACTTTTTCGTTGCAATGGGGGCAAGTAATTTTTTTATCTTGCGAATCAATGTAACCTTTTACCCTACCCTGTACAGCGAGTGAATTCAAATCTTGTTTCAACTTCTTTTCAACATCTTTAGGCAATATTCCTTTAAAACGAACTTGCGTAAAATTGCTAATTGTTGTATTACCCCAACCGTAGTTTGAAATATTCAAAGAAGGTAATGCTTCAAGTATTTTTATGCGTAGTTCTTTACTATCCTTGATGTTAGGCAAATTGTCAATAATCCAGTTATATACTTTAAGTTTTTGTTGAACAAAATATTTTTTATTACTACGCCATTTTCTAATAATATTAGGAACAACATTTACGATCTGTCTTTGTCCTGAAAATATTTTAGGATCAAATTTTGTCAAGTATTCACAAAATCTAGGATCACTATCAATTTGACGGCTAAAACTGTTATCAATTATATTTGTAAATTCAGCCAACGTGCTTTCTTTAAGTTGTTCTCTACTATTACGGTAAGTAACAATAGTATTCTTACAACTTTCTGAAAGATGTGGGTGCTTACCTTTAATAATATCATTAAAAGTATTTTTGTTACAATTTTTCATGTATTCAGGATACTTTTTAATCAATAATTTTCTTGCGCTAGGATGATCCTTTTTGAACAAGTAACTATAATATTTTTTATCCAATTCAATCCAAGATAAAACAAGGTTATCAAGGTATTGTGTTTTTAGTTTTTCTCTCTCAACAAATGTATATTGGGACAGCATACCGCCTACTTTATCAGATAAGAAAGGATTACTGCCATTTTTAATAGTATACAAATAAATGTCGCGGTCGCCATAAAATTTAAAGTAGTCAGGAAACTCATTCTTAATGGTATTATTAATTTTTTGTTCTATTTTTCTAATACTTAAATAACCATGAAAGCAGCGATCAAGTTCAATATAGCGAGAACCAATTTTATCTACAACTTCAAATAATGGATGATATTCGCCATGTTCAAGGTAAGTTAGCCACTTAAAATTAAGACCACTAGTAGTTCCTAGTTCAAAAAGAGGTGCAGGACTTTTTCCTTTTCTTGTGCCTCCATTACCGCCACCTAAATTAGTACAATCATAAAATTCAATGTTTTGCCCAATGCCACCGGTACCAATTTCTAATTTTTCACAGATGTAGCGCAAATACCCAAATCTTCGGTTATACTTATTACCGGTTTCCTCGTCTCTAACAGTAATATGATTGAGAATTAAATAGCAATCAGGTTGAGATTTTGGATTTCTAGCAGCACGACCTGCGTTTTGCTGAATACGGTCCGCCGCTTCTACTCTATCAACAAATGTAACGCTATTGATAAAACCGAAGTGTTCTCTCTGTAATTCTTTTGACAATGTTTTACCAGGATTATACCCGGTGGTGGCTACTTGACAATGTAGAATAATAGAGTCGCTATGGTTTACTGGAATTTCATCAATACGATTGAAAATTTTGATTGTATTTGCTTCTACCCTCT